GCCTGCATGATGCCGCTTGCAAGGCCGCTCTCTGCCTTTGCGGGACCGCCGCCGGGTGTGGGGGCCGCTCCGCCTCCCGTTGCAGCAGGGGCAGCGCCATTGACAACCACGCCCTTGCCCGTCAACCGCTGGATAATGAGTGCCATCTGCTGCATCTCCTGCTGCATCTGCATGCAGATATTCAGGAGGGTTTGGCCCTGCTTTACCTGCTCGCGGACCTTTTCGATGCCCTCAAATTCCATCATTTCCAGGGCGCACATGGCCTCCTGGGCGCGTTCCGGGTTGAAGAAACCCATGCCGTACAGCTCTTTCGCCCGCTCGTTCTGCTCCATGCGGCTGAACGGGTTCTTTTTCTGTGCCTTGATCTTGATGTCAAAGATGGGGCGGCGGAACATGGGAATGCCCTGGCCGTCAAAGCCAAGGTCCTGATCGCGCAGGTGTTCATTGTTCAGGTCAACAAATTCGTAGCCGCTGCCGCCGGTGCCGGTGATGCGGAAACTACGGGTTTCTGTGTAGAACTGCCGGATCAGCTCAATGCACAAGCTGGCAATATTCACATGGGCGCGGTAGCTGGCGGCGATCATATCACGGCTGGCCTTGTTGCCTGCCTCCTGAAGCGCTGCAATGGCGGCAGCTGCCGTCACGCCGGAGCCGGTTCCGCCGGAATTCACGTCCCGGTTTGCAGCGGTGTCTTTCATTTCTTCGATTTTAAGCTGCATCACTTCCAGATAGATGCTGGGGAGGGGCTGGCAGATGATTTCCTGCAACCGTCTTTCGTCCAGTTCACCAGCGACGTGGACAAGAGGCTTGCTCCAGTCTTTCAGCTCTTCCTCGTTGATGGCGGTATTTTCAGAAACGAACCAGCGCCGCTTTGTGGCCATCATGGAATTTTCCAGGATGTTAGAGGACAGCTTGTCGATATACAACTGCGGGTCCTTGCAGATCGCCACGTAGCCGAAGCCGACAGGTGTACCCTTTTCCGGGAACAGAACGTCCAGGACGACGGGATACAGGCCGTGGTCGTAGTAGCCGCGATCTGCATAATCCGGGTCGTTCTCGGAAGCGTACAGCAGATTGTCGCCAACGAACTTGACATAGTGGAGAATGGTTCTGCCGCCAGGCTGCTTGATCTTGTAGTACCAGTCCACCACAACAGCCTTGTGGCTGGTGTCCACGGTATCGTCGTAGAGGTATTCCTTGATGTCGACGGTAGCGCCTTTCAGCTTGCCAGCCAGTTCCGGGTATTCCTGTTCCAGCAGGTCCTCGTCCACCAGCTCCGTAATGAACAGGTTGCGGGACTTCTGAATGTCGGTAATGCCAGGCTCCCAGAACAGTTTCAGCAGGTCGATTTCCTGAATGTCGATGTCGCCCAGGCCGTTTTCTTTCTCGGGGTCCCAGAATACGCCATAAGCCGCTGTGCCGTGCTTCAGCTTTTCCCACCAGTTATCAGAGTAGGTCTGCTCATACTCGTTGTATTCCAGGATTACCGGAAGGACACTGGAAAGGGTTTTGGCGCTCTCCTCGTCGTCACGCTCTCGCGGCAAGGCAATAGGCTCCGGGTAGTTGTCCATAGCGTCGGCGTGCTTATTCAGGATGGAGTTGAACAGCCAGGCAGAGGACGGCTCCGGCTGCGGGGAGGCGCTGTCGGGCTGGGCAGGGATGCCGTCTTTCCCGTGAGGGCTTCCGCTGCGCTTGCCGTTTCTGATGCTCTCCCAGTGGCGCAGCTCCCACCAGAGTTCATCATCGACGATGCGGTTTTCCAGGTTAGCTTTGCCCTCTTTGTACTTGCGCAGGATTTGGGCAGCTTCCTGGATTTCCTTTTTGCCGATAACGTTCTTCTGCGGCTTCTGCGTCAGCAGCATAGCCGTAAGCTCCGGGGGAATTACGCCGTTCTGCTGAACGGGCGCGCTGCCAGGAGCCAAAGGGACTGCTGTTTTATTAAAAACTTTCGACATGGTAGTAACCTCCTCAGTATTTCCTGTAAAACTCGTATCTGTCGTTGGGCTTCACACTCTGTGCCAGATCCAGCGGGTCGTAAGGCCTCGGAATGACGATGGTGCGCGGCCTCGGCGTAATGGGGTTCTTCATGCAGACGTACCGGCACTCGTCGTAGATATGATCTTCGCCGTCGGTGTCGATGTCCTCTACGTTGGTTTCGTCGTAGACCAGGTTCGGGACGGTGCGAATGAAATGTTTGCAGGTGTTGAAAACATACAGCATCGGGCGGCCCTCTTCGTCGAATGCCAGCCGGTGATGCAGCTGCATCTTTCCGTCAATGCGGGTGTTGTCGCCTTTTTCGAAGTACACGCGCTCACGCTCCATCAGAGCGCCGATGCTCTCCGTGCCGTCGCTGCCCCAGATTGCCGGATCGCCCACGCGGTAGATTTTCCGGCCTTTCAGATTCACGTCCTCGGCCTCGATTTCCTTGATCTTCCGCGCTACCTCGCTCGGCTCCCACTTTACGCCGGTGTTCGGCGTGCCCGTGCAGCCGTACAGCTCCCGAATACGGAACATGCGGCGCTCCGGGCCTACGGCATACCAGCCAACAGAGAACGGGCGGGAGTAGCCCCAGTCCAGGCCGCACCAGATCGTCCAATACTCCGGGATGGGGAACGGGTCAATGACGTGGGTGTGCTTGTGGTCTGCGTAGTGATTACTGTCGTTGCGCCATTCCGTGAATACCTGGCCGCTGAATGTGTTCCAGTCGCCATACAGGAGGGCGTTTCTTTCGGCCTCCGGCATACTTGCAAGGCGCTGGACGTACTGCGGGTCATTCTGGAGTAGGGCAGGATTGTCAAACACGCTGGACGGCACAAAGATACGTTTCTGCGTGCTGCGCACTTCCGCTCCGTCCGGCTGCCTCCAAACAACTTCCTCGCTGATTGGCTGCATGGGCGGAGCCGCCGTAATGAAACGCTCCTTTACCCAGCCGTGGCCCACGCCGCCAGGGTTGGCCGATGCCCGGATATATACGCGGGTTCCTGGGCCGTTGGGGCGGTTTCGGGAGAACAGGTAGGAGTATTCCTCCCATGTGAAGTGCGTCAGCTCGTCAAATGCAATGAAGTCGTAGGCTTGTCCCTGGTATTTCTGCCTGTCCTTGGTGTACTGCATGGAGCCGAAGATGATCTTTGCGCCGCTGGGAAATGTCCAGGTGTGGCTGCTGGCGTTGTATCTGGCCTTTGGAAATGCGCGAGGGTAATAGTTCAGGCTCTTGTCGATCAGCTCCGCCAGCTGCGGGAATGTCTTGCGCAGGATCAGGCCTTTGTAGTGGGGGATATGTACCTGTCGCAATCCCTCAATGATGATCGCGTCGCTCTTGCCTCCGCCGGCAGCGCCGCCGTATAGAGCTTCATACTCCGGGCGGGCCATGAACGCAGCTTGCCGGGGCTGCGGCTGCCAGACGACGTTTCCTTTGGTTGCCATTTCGGCCCAGGTTTCCTTGTGGGCCTTTCCCTGGATAACGGTTGCTTTAGCCATCGTCTGCACCTACTTCCGGGATCATCACAACGCCAGTGTTGTTGTCGTCCTCCGGGTTGTCCTTTTCCTCGCCGGGTTTGTATTTCCAGCGATCAGGTACGCGGTTTGCAAGCCAGAACATTTGCGCTGTTACATTGGCAGGTACGTGTACCTCGTCAATGCCGGTCTGCAATTCTTCATACTCCCGGATTTTCTTGCCGGTCTGCTCGTCATACTCCACGATCTTGACTTTGAATGTTTTGGCTACCTGGGCCGTGTAGCCGTTGGCCAGCTTGTAGAGAGAGTTTTCAACCTCTTTGTTGGAAACCTCGCACGCCTGCGCGTAAAGCGCCGAAAGTGCCGAATAGCGTTCATCTCCGTTTTCTCCGTCCTCCAGGTACTTTCTGAACGTGGAGTAGGCAATGTTCAGGTTTGCAGCAATCTCTTTTGTTGTCACTCCTTGCTTTGCCCAGGCCTCGATTTTTCCCAGGTTTGGCAGTACATGGGTTTCGTATTTACTTTTCTTTGCCATGCACAGTGCCACCACCTTTCCGGGGGAATCTATGATTTCAAGCATATCAGGGCAAAATTGCACTTTCACCCCGTGGAATGCCATGTGTACTTGTCGTTTTGTATTGATGATGGAGGGGGTATATATAAACCCTCTCCTCAGAGAAAAAAGAAAAAATATATAAAAAGAAAAAAGAGAGGGGTTCTCCCTGGCGTGTAGAAAGGGGAATACCCTGGACGCTTTTCACACGCCCAGGGTAGCAGTTCTGTTATTCTTCTGTGTCCTCGCTCGACTTCTCTTTCTTGGTCAGTTCAAAGGTTCCGCCGTAGCGTCTGCGCTGGCAGTTGGCACAGGTAATCTTGTTATCCACGCCCCCGCCGATGCGCTTCAGGTCGTAACCCTCTTTCAGGGTTTCTTCGCAGGCTCTGCACAGTTCATATCTCATGGCCGGTCTATTCTCCTTGCGCATTTTCTCTACTCCGGGCCGCCAGCCGCAGGTTTCGCAGCGGCCCCATTCCAGGCATTGCACGCCCTCGTTGTACCGGCAGGCGTCGTTGATCTTCTTCTGTGGCTTCTTGGCCATAGCCTCACCCGTCCAGCTCAGAAAGCACCTTGCGCAGTTTGTTGCAGATTTCATCCAGCAAGCTGCCCTGGTGTTCGATCTCCTCTTTCAGGCCCTCAGGGGCCTTGCAAACCGCAGTATTTTCGCAGGGGCGAGGGCCGCAGATCAGCTCGGTCAAGTGGCTCACACACGCGCCGATTTCGTGCATGGTCGCCGTATTGTTTTTCGCTGCCTCGCAGATGGTGGGGCCGCGCTTATTTGCACAGGCTTCTTCGCCGAAAGGAAATCCCGGATCGCGGGTAAAGGTGTTACTGGGGTTCGGGCGGTTGCCGGGGCCGATTGCGTTCTTGGTGTTCATTTTTCTTTCCTCCTCAGATTTCAGTAATTCCGAAGCCGTACCGTTCGCGGAACAGCTTTGCCTTGATTTTATACTTGTCCGTCCTGGTGGCCTCGCTCTTCACATCCTCGACCACCGGGAGCCAATGGACAGCGCCCGTGTGATCCGGCGCGGTGGGGCGCTCATAGGCGAAGTCAGCTATGTATCGAATGGCGCGTACACGCTCGCCGGTTTCTGTGATGTAGCTTTCTTGCAAGGTGTACTGTGCCTGGAGGCGCAGGTTACGGATTTTCCCAGCCCGAAGCAAGATCATAAGCTCGTCGTAGCGGCGGGCCTCTTTCTTGCTGTCGAACTTGATTTCGCCCCGGCTGGTCTTTTCGTTGCGGTATTTACTTTCCCGCTGACGCTGCTGCGCTCCCAGCTTTTGAAGCACCTGCTTCTGGGCGCGAGGCCCCAGGCGGGCCAGATCGCTGCTATTCAGTCCCATGCTCTTCCTCCTCCGGCGGCTCCGGCAGCAGCATCCAGTGGGTCACTCCAAACCAACCAGATCGTACTTCGCCCTTGCCGAAATAAAACACTCTAATGCCCATCGAAATGTCGTGAACAATGTATACACCAGATTCCTCCGGCAGCCTGTCCTCAACACTGATCCATCCGCCCAGATCGAACTTGCCGAAGTATTCCAGTACTTCCCGCATAGCAGCCATCATGCCGACATACTTCTGGTACTCGGCAGAATAGTGTAGATCGGAGGCGTGTCGTCCCTGGTTATCCCGGATAAAAATATCGTTTGCGGTGCCTCTGTAGGAAACGAATAAGTCTGTGAAATACTCCTCTGCTGCGTCGGGGTTAAATAACGTCTTTTTGGGTTCAGCCATTTGATGCCTCCTTGTTACGTTTCTCTGCGCACCTCGGACAAAGGTCTTGCTCCCCGGTATCTACCCAACCAAACCCTTTTGCAAGTCTGCGCATATTCACGGTGCCCACTTTCTTGGTAACAGTGAATTCCTCAGAGCAGCGGTCGCAAGTGATGGTGGTTGAACAGTCATGGATTACCATGTTTTCTCTCCTCCTGTTCCAGGTATTCCCGGTGTAGCCGCTGTACTTCCGGCTCTGTTTTCATCCAGCGCTTAAACTGGTTTCTGCACCGTGCACCGCCAGCCGGATACCACAGACCGCACAGCTCGCAAATGATAAGATTATGGGTCTTTGGGCAGTCAGCATTTCCGCACACGCTACACCCTCCTGTTCCAAAGATTGGCGGCCTTTTGGTCTTCCAGCCCGCTGACAGGCTCCGCCGCCGGATAGTCTGTCCTGCGTGTCCCAGCCTTGCAGTTGGTGCAGCGCGCCAGTACGTAGTGCGTCATGTGGCCGTCCCGCATCTGCTGGCCCCGGAACAGCTCGCCGGGAGCGCCGCAGAACGGGCACGGTTTTAAGTCGGAAGTGGCATTCATTGCAGATGCACACCCTCTTCCAGCTTCAATATCTCCCGCAGGTCAGAAACGGTGCAGTAACCCTTGGCGATACTTTCGGAAAGGCTCTCTACGTCCTCCCAGGTTTCGCGCAGCTCGTCCAGATTGAAGCCTCGCTTATCCCGTAGGACCGTGAAGAAGATAGACCACGCTGCCGTCAGCGCCCTATCCTCGGCGTCGCCCTTAGCCCTCTTCACGTCCGCCATCGTTACCGGCTGGCGGCGCGGGTTGACTTTTTTCTTCTTTTTCTTGCTCATTTTCGGCCCCTCTTAAATCTGCTGGCCTCCGGGCAGGTGGCCCAATGGGGGACAAAGGCAACTTCTACGCCCTCGCCGTTTTCAGGAACTTCTCGCCCGGAGATCATTTCGCCCTCGTCGGTGATGAAATGGCAGCCGCCGTCACCCTCTTTCACAAATACCGGCTCCGGGTCTATCGGCATCGTGCGGCCTGCCGGGGTTCTGATCCAGTCGATTTCAGCGCCGCATCCTCTGCACTTAGACATGTTGACACCCCGCTTCCACTGCGTGCAGCGTGCCTCTCACTCGGATTGCCATGTTCTCCCGGTTTTCGGTTTGCTCCCACGCAATGTACGGCAACGCCTGTTTTGTCAGTTCCTCGGCAATCTTTTGCCGCGTGCGCAGCTCTGCTTCACACCGGCCCAGAACGGCAATTTCTTCGTAGTACACAGTGCGTTCGGTGGTCAGGCTCGCCAGGCGTTCGGGCCTGGCTATCACCCGGAAATCAGGCTTCGCAATAGGGATGCGGCTACAGTCGTTGTATTCCTTGCGGGTATACCCTCCCAGCCGCTTAATCAGCCAGTCTTTCAGTTTTTGCAGCAGCTTCATGCTCGCCCTCCTGGTGGCCGTTGCAGTTTTCGCAACAACCACATTCCGACTTCGTTTCGTGCAGTTCCTCGCCCTCCTGGGGCCGCTTCGCAACGGTAATCACGTAGTCCGCGTCGTTCTTAATGGCGCTGGGCTGGCAGCGATCCAGCGCACCCGGAAAAGCGTTCAGGGGGAAGGAGAGCTGGCGGACAACTTCGCCGTCCAGTTCTACCGGCACACCGTACTTCTCCGCGATGCAGACAAGAATCTTGTCCAGGGAAATGTTCAGCTGCACAATGGTTTCCTGCTGGGCCGCGAGGCTATCCCGCTGCCGCTGGCAGATTCTGTGAAGCTCAGTGTTCTGCGCCCGTGCCTTTTCCAGCTGTTCCTCCAGCTGCTTGATTCGGTTTTCTCTTGCGTTACTCATGGGGCGTTCTCTCCTTGTCTTTCGTAAAAATTCAGCAGGGTGGCGGCGACGGTGCAGCTCTTCCAGCACGTCGGGCTGGCGCAGTATGCGTCCATGTACTCAACGGCGCTCTGCTTGTCGGGGAAGCGGAGCTTTCCGCCCTCGCAGCCTACGCTTTTCTGGTCGTCCCACTTGAAGAATGGGCACGTCCACGCTTTGTGCCAATAGTCCACCGTCGTCACCTCCTGCGCTTATTGCCGGTCAAGGTCATAGGCCTCGGCCTCCGCCAGGGTCTTAATACCGCGCTGGTGCAGCCTTTCCAGGACACCGTTGATGTACCGCCAGTCGCCAGGGCAACCAGCGTTGCAGGCAGCTTCAAATGCGTACATCAGCAGCTGCTTTCGGTTAAATGGCAGCGTGATCTGCCATTGGCCCGTCAGCGGGTTTTGCTCGCTCACTCGTAGCGCATGGAACACCTGCACAGCGTCGCTCTGGCTCGCAGGCCGGGTGACGAATCGGGCAAAGATCGCGTCCGTTACTGCCGCAACCTCGTCTTGGACTTCCTTGCTGGCTCCGAAATAGGCGCTCATGTCCAAATCCCGCTCAGAACAGTAGTCGCTGATCTCCTCTCGCGCCCGCGCCCGCGCATCATCACCAGCAGCAGAGAATATATTGGTCTGGTCTGGTATGGTTAGGTCTGGTCTGGTAGGTGCGTTACCAGGCGTGTCTGTAACGTTACACGGAGCGTTACACGGTGCGTTACCGCCCGTGGCTTTTTTCTCTCTGTAACGCTTCACCCGGTCGCGGGTCTTGGCTCTGCGGTTCTCCTCCTGCTCCATCAGCAGGCAGGCATATTCATCCCAGTCATGCAGCTTCTTGTCCGCGTCCAGAAAGCCGGTCTTGATTAAGGCCTTAACTAAGGTTTCCGGCTTTTTCTTCCAAAGACAAGCCTCTGCTATGGAACGGTCGCTGCACCCGGACAGGTCGCCGTTGTAGGCGTTCTGGATAGCCCATGTCCACAGGCTCACCAATAGGCCGACGGCCAGCACATTAGGATTCACCGCGGCACTGGTCAGGCCCAGCTCGTCAGCCAGCCGCGCCGTTTTCGGATGCTGCGGCAGGTTCGAGTAAACTTGTATCCACGGGATCATAGCTCCCTCCTTACAGGCGGGAAACAGTCAGGCGACGCTCCTGCCTTGCCGCAACGGTGTATTCTTTCTTGGAAATGATCTTTGCGGTAACAACGTACTTGCCTGCCAGAACCCGCTCGCGCTCGCCAACCTTTTTCTTGATTTCCTCTTCCAGCTGCTTGTGCTTATCGACATAGGGTTTCAAAGAGGCTTTCTCGTCAATCAGAGATTCCAGCTCGCCATCGTCCACATCCATTGCCGGGCGCTCGATCTGGGCCGTACACAGGTGGCACAGGCCGCAGTTTTCGCACACAGAAATATCGTCGCAGGCGGCGGGCACAGTTTTGCCGGTATGGTCTGCAAGGGCCGCGTATACGCGCTCGCCCTTTTTCAGGAGTGCGTCAGCTCGGTCCCAATCAAAAGGAACTTCGATGATCTTCAACGCGCCAGTCAGCTTATTTGTCAGAATGAAGAACCCTTTTTCTTTCTCAAATTTCCAGCAATACACAAGCAGCTGAGAGGGATAGGCTCTCACGTAATGTTTCTTGCTGTTGTAGAAATCCTCCACGCTGTTCAGGCGGTCCCACTCATAGGGCGAAAGGCCCTTGATTTCTGCCGGGTACAGTTGGCCGTCTGCCGGATCTTTGATGCGTATATCCTCGCGCCCGGTGATAAAGGGATTTTCTACTTTCCAACTGCGCACCGTGGGGGTAATTACCTCCAGGCCGCTGTCTTTCAGTTTCTGGATTGTGTAGGCTTCCACGCTGTTGCCAAAGTCAAAGATGTTTTGCAGGCCCTCGTCGTGGGGGCGCTGCTCGTCCCAGTGCTTAATCAGGAGATACAGGTATCGCTCGCAGGGGTGGCCTATGTTGCTGGCGCGAAGATTGTTGCAGGGGTAAACCTTGATCTCGCTTTTCACGAACTCGCTCACGCGATCAGAGATGTATTGTGCGGTCAGCATTCAGCGTCACCGCCTTTCCGGGGGTGCGCCCCGGTCGTCAGGGCCGGGCTGCTCCTGGTATTCCACGTCCAGAGCGCCCGCGTCAGCAGCTTTCTGGCACTTCATGCACAGAACGCGTCCGTACTTGCCCTGGGCGTAGCTGGCTACCTTCTGACTGACAGCGGCGCCGCAGGCCTCACACGCAAGGCCGCTGTCCTCGGCTTTGCCGGAGTTTCCGCCTCTGGAGCCGCTCTTGAACGTATAGCCGCCAGCCTTGTCCAGGTTGATACCGCCGCGCTGGAGGTCTGATACGTCCAGGTTGCGCAGGCCAGGGAGAATACCCTTGATGCCACGGTTCAGGCAGTTTGTGTAGGCAGCACGTTTCACGTCTGCCAGGTCGATCTCGTCCACGGTTTTCTGCTTCTGGGGCTGGCCGTTTTTGTCCGTTTTCTTGCCAGCAAAGAATTCATCGTGCGCGCTACGCATACCCTCGGCCTCAATCTGCTGCGCACCCATACGGAACGTCATGCGGTAGGTGTAGGTCGGGTATCCGTCGCCGTCATACTCTACCTTGGGGTAGCCGGGATGAATCTGCCAGCCGATGCCGAACAGGCGGGCAACCTTGCTCGCGCCAGTTTCCTGCAAATAGGGCGTGCCGCCGATCAGGCACCAATCTTTCGGGGTGGTGATCTTGATAGCTGCAGCCATGATCTTATTCAGCGCACCTACCATCTTGTCGGCACGCTCTGCCAGGGCCAGCACGTTATCGAAGTCCAGGTTCATGAGAGCATCCTGCTCGTTCTGAACCGTCGTAGCCATAAGCTCGGTGTTTTCGTTCATGTCGTCCTCCTATACAAATCAGTTATTCGTCCTCTGGTTCTTCCTCGAAATCCTGGGAGCCACAGCGCGGGCAAAATTCCTCGTTGTGTGTCCACCAGCCGTTTTCGCCGTCCAGGTTTTCCGTGACGCTTTTGATGTATGGCTCCGCGAAAAGCTCGCCGCACCAGTCACAGCGAAACAACATCAGCCATCACCCGCTTTTCCAGGCGTTCCAGCTTTTCAATCTCCTTTTCTACGTTGTCGCCGAAGATCAGGTCCAGCTGGTTCAGCATGATAGACACATCAGCGCGTTCCTCGGACATGGCAGCCAGCACAGAGGTCTTGTCATACTGGCCGCACAGCGTATGGCGCAGGAATTTGCAGATAGCCTTGATAAGCTCCGCCTGTTCCTCGATTGCCACGATTACCTGCGGCACAGTGCCGTGCTTGGCAATAGCCGCCTCCAGGATCGCAGCCTCGCGCTCCTGCGTCATGGTAGGCGGCAAGCCGTGAATATGGGGAATACCGTAGGTTTCGCACACGGTATGCTCGCAGCAGCAGCCGTCGAAGTTCTCCCAACCAGGGGCGAAGATGGCAATGTCAGCCTTGCCCAGGTCGCCAATGCTGCGGCCCAGGAACTCCACGCGGCTGCCGTTGAAGTCCTTGTAGTAGGTGTCAAGAACTTCAATTTCATCGCTGACCACTTCGCCAGCATAAGCAATCATGCGCTCGCGTTCTGCGGTGATTTCTTCCGGGGTTTTGCCTCTCATGGGCTGGGAAATAAACAGTTTCTTCATAGGTCATTCCTCCATAAATTTGTTATACGCTGCGGCCCGCCGCTTGCAGCAGCGCCCGCATGGATTTCCGTCGTTTCAGGATTGCCATCGCCCGGTTCGTGTCCTGCATATACTGGCAATGAATTTCGTTCAGGTCGTCGCTCTGGTAGTAGCCGCGCCCGTTGCACTCGCAGAGGATGATAAGGCCCTCGTTGCGTGCGTCCTCCACAGCCTTGCGCATCTGCCGGTCGGTCATGCCCAGTCTTTCAGCCAGGGCCAGACGGGAGATTGCATTGCGGCGGCCATAAGGAATAACGTTTGACAGCGTCACCGTCATAGGGGACACAGAAGTACCGCCCACGGCCTCGCTT